TCAAGGGAAGATCCTCTCGCAGGCTGACCGATGTGCCCGCGACAGCGCCTCTGGATCGATCCCAAGCCGATCAGCGTACTGGATGCTCATGCCGTCCATCACATCGGTGATCGACGCCGCGAGCAATTCGTCCTTCGTGAGGTGCGTCCTGCGATAGACTTGGTCCATCAGGGGAAGGATGTGGCGCTGTATCTTGGTGCGTTCGCCTGGTGAGAGCCGTGCGCACAGGCAGGCATGCATGCACCAGAAGCAGGTGGCCCAGCATTCGAGCAAGTCGGCAGGAAGTTGGTCGTAGACGCTGTCGAGCTTCAAGCTTCGTATCGCGGGCTTTGACCCGCCGAAGACTCTGAAGATCAGCCGTCCGAGAACGTAGGGCCAACTGTTGGCATCGCCCTCCACGGGCAGAACCTGCAAGCTTGTCCGATCTTTCGGCTTTTCGCCTGCCTTGTCTGTGCCTCTCCAGGAGGCGGCACAGATGATCATCAGTAGGGCGCGAAGCCGCAGAAAATCGCGGGACGAAAGGCTGCCGCTCTCCTGCTTGAGCTCGATGCGCTTGGCGAAGTCCGCGGCCGCCTTCACAAGCTGATCCTTTGTTGCCTTCGCCCGACGAGCGTTGCGACGCTGCTCTTCCTCGCCTTCGTCTTGAACTGGCCGCGAAGTCGGTTTGGCCGCGAACTCCTCCCCTGCCGCCATCGCGGCTTCGGCATTCTGCGTCTCGTCCCCGAGATCGAAGGCATCCTTCAGAGCGTCCTCGTCGTTTTCATCGACCGGCATAACGAGCGAGTTCAACCCGACGATCCGGTTCAGGAAGCCGCGGACGATAGATACGTCGCTGCCGCCGAGGCTGTTGTGTTGAACATGCCCCGATTGGTGTGGCCGACGACCAGCGATGAAGTCGTCGTAGCTGAGCTGGCGGTGCTTCTGGCCGCCTTCATCCGTTTCCTTTCGAGCCTTCGGGATGGAGACGCCTTCGCCGTGCCCGTCGGCATCGCGATCTTCGATCTTCTCGAGCAAGTCCTGCACTTCGAGCAAAGCGAGGGTGGCTTCTGTTTCGCCGTCCAGCTGAGCGAGCGCATTCTCCGTTTGTCGTGAGTGTGTTTCCCGAATTTCGATCTGCAGGGCATCGATGTGCGTGATGATCCCTGGCGTGAAATCCTGCGGTCCGATCAGTCGTGCGAAGGCCGGAAGGTCATCGGTTGCCTCAATCTGGAAGCGGATTCTCCGATGATCAGCACCTTCGAGTCGTGTCGGGTTGCTGACCAGCAGCGCGCCGGAAGCAGCCATCAATTCGACTTCATATGCCTCGGGTGCGCCGATTTGCGCAGCTGGTCGCCAGCTCAGCGTGTCGCCGTGAACCGCGAAAATGCCCGGGTGACTCTGCGAGAGGGCGTCGAACGGGATGTCGTCTTCGACGTGCAGCGGCGGCAGCTTCTCAGCCTCAATTCGCCTCTCGGGCGTGAGTACCTTCTCCAGCCCCAATTCCGAGACAGCCCGACCTGGCGGCAGCTGCCGGTATAGGCTTGCCTCGCTGTTGGAGCCTGATGTGTTCCCAGTGCCAAGAGCTGCAACCGTGCAGTTCGCGCTGCCGATCAAGAGGTGGTCCGCCGTATCGGTTTGCGCGATCAGAGCTTTGGCATGGATAAAGCGACTGCCCCCAAAGCCGTCCCGGCGATAGAGTGTGATGCCGGAAATGCTCCCTGTCGCATCCCGCGGGAACAACCCGGTTTCTGTGTCGATGAGCGCAGCGATTGCCCGTGGGCGAAGCCGCTCAGCAAGAGCCGACAAGGCTCCGAGCCGCTCATCCCAATAGGGGCTGATCACGATCAGGCGTTTCACTTCGCCGTCGATCTCGCGGGCGAAGCGTGCGCCTATGCCCTCGGCTGAGTTTGAAAATAGGAGCGCTGCCCGTGTTCCATCGCCAAGCTCGACAGGTCCCTCGGCAGGGACTGCAGAACGCAACCAGGCAGCGCGGGCGAGCATCCACTCGAACTGCGTCGGAAGCATCGGGTCAGCCGGATCGATAAGGCTGGAGAGGTAGCGATAGGCTTGGGCGATCAGACGCTGCGCGCCGTCATCTTCAACTCCAGAGGTGAGAAGCGAGACGAGTTCTAGATTTCCAGCGAGGCCGGCTGCCGTCAGGTTGGCAGACCCGATAAACAGGCGACCACCCTGACGTCCGATCTGCAAGAACAGCTTTGGGTGAAAGAGGCCCGCAACTTGCGCTCCAGAGGCGGTGTAGAGTCTTCCCGCTTGCCTTGGCAGCGGGGAGGCTCCGCCAAGTGCATGAGTCAGCATGCGTGCGTCAGCGAGGACCATGTTGTTGCGGCAACCGGCCCCCCGGATGCGTGGCAGCACGATGTTCTCGTAGGCATCGAAGTCGATACCGAAGGTCGTGGCGATGCTGCTGTGATAGCCCTTGTCGGCGAAGCGTTCGTACAGCCTCATGAATAGATAGCCTCTCGCCCCGCCTCGGTGAGGCCGGTGTTGCCCAGCAGTCCAATATCCTTGAGGAAGGTAATGGCGGGGCCCAGCCGCGGATTAGTGAAGACCGGACCGTCCTTCTCCCGGAGCCGCAGCTTGCCGTCATCGGACTCGATCAGGAACGTATAGTCTCCTTGGTGGCGCAGCTTTCGCAAGGCAACCCACAGATGCCGACGGATCACCCGCTCTTCCAGGACGCGCTCGATCGTCTGCCCAAATGGGGCCTCGCGATGCCGATCGAGGAATCGCGTTTCACTTAGCAGCGACCGGAAGGCGTCTGGATTGAAGCCGCCGAGTGGTTCCGTCAGGTCCGCCCCCACCAGGTCAATCCGCCGATGCAGTATGGCAAGCAGGCGAACGGCCTTTGCTGCCGTTTCCGGCGTACATATCCGCGCGTCGTCACGGCCGGCCCGAATGATCTCATTGGTTAGCGAAACCTCGGAGTCGGGATCGCTTGCATCGAAGGCGTTCGAAGCGGGCTCCAACTCATCAAGTAGGGCCGACCAAGTTTCCGGCACAGGTGATATTTCTGTTAGAATGTGTTGCGCACAGCGCCCGATCAGTCGCTCCATTCCCAGACCAGAGGGATAATCACCCAACGTATCGAGCGTGAACTTCAGCAGCGCCTCATGCGCGATGTGGCACAGATCATTTGCGTGATACACCCACCATCGCGACCGCTGCGCTTCGAGCGATGGATCGTCGAGGCTCAGGATGTTTCCTTGCTGATCGTGACCCGCGTAAAGCACCCATCGAACTTCATCGGCTCGGGGCTCCCGCTCCAGGAAGTCCGCCACCTTGAGGATCAGTAGGATGCTCAGCTTGCGCGCCAGCGCCCCGCTCGACGGAGCACTGGCGCGTGACAGGAGGATTGCTTCGTAGAATTTCTGCTCCGTGCTCTCGCGGGCAATCCGTGAAGGCAGCAAGGGAGCGAGTTCGTCGAGCTCGTCGTGAGTGACCGATCCAAGCTTGATCAGCCTGAAATAGAGCTCAGCCCGTGAACCGAGCGAGTGTTCGAAGGCCTGCGCAAGTCCCTCGCCAAGGTCCTTGCTGGGCAGCGGAATCTCATGGTCGTCGGAGCGGTCGAAGATGCCGATTTCAAAGAGCTGACTGCGATAGGCTGCGCCGAAGGCGCCCCAGGCCTGTTTCAGGTAGTAGGCCTCGCTGCCAGGCTCGGCAGCCTCCTTGAAATCGATGGTGTCGTCGGGCGCCTCTTCGAGCGTTCTCGTGGCCCAGTCCGTTCCGGCGACGCCGGGCTCACCTCCATGGTGCGTTGCGACGAGCGCATAAAGCGCTTCAGCACGCCTTACGTGCCGCTTCCAGTTGTTCGGGTCGGTATCACCGATCTCCTTGGCATAACGCTGCGCCAGCCAAGCATAGAGCCCATAGTAGCGCATCCGCAGTGTCACGTTCGATATGCCGGGCAAAAGCGACTGGTAGAGATTTACGCTACTGTTTTGCATCCCGAGCGGGTCCAGACCGTTCTTCTTGCGGTACTCGGTCCACTCGGGAAAGGCGATGAGATCCTGATTTTCGGCCGGCTCGTTCAACGTTCTTAATTCCTGTTCCGAAATTTGCTCGTTCCCGATGCTTTTCCCACGTTCCTTCTCCGCACGACCGGCTTCGGCAGCTCTCTGAATCACAGGGGCTCTGTTCCCCGGCTGAGTATGCTCAAGTAGTCGCTGTAGACATACATCCGGCCACGCTGCTTGCCCGTCACCTCCCGCACGATGCCGAGATCCTCCAGATGCTGGATCGACTTCGCAATTGTCGGGGGCGAGATGCTCAGCCGCTGCGCCGCCGCGGGAATGCCGATGATCGGCTTCTGCTGAAGCAGCTGGTGAACCCGGAGGGCGGATGCGGCCGGGCGTCCGAGATCCTCGATCCGGTGCCGATCGGCTTCGAACAGAGCGAGGATCTCGCGCGCCGCCTCGGACGCCTGCAAAGATGTCTCGGCGATGCCGTCGAGGAAGAACTCCAGCCATGTCTCCCAGTCGCCATTCTCGCGGACCTGTTGCAGCAGGTCGTAATACTGGCGGCGATGTGTCTTGAAGTAGAGGCTGAGATAGAGGATCGGCTCCTTCAGGATCCCCTGCGTACAGAGCAGGAAGGTGATCAGCAGGCGGCCGAGGCGTCCGTTTCCGTCGAGGAACGGGTGGATGGTCTCGAACTGCACATGGACCAGCCCTGCCTTGATGAGGGTCGGCATCTCCGGCGTGTCGGTATGGATGAACGCCTCCAGGTCCGACATGAGGTCGAGGACGTTCTCGGGGGGCGGCGGGACGAAGAGCGCATTGCCCGGCCGCGTTCCGCCGATCCAGTTCTGCGAATGTCGGAACTCTCCCGGCTGCTTCGTGCTCCCGCGTCCCTTTTCGAGAAGGATGGCGTGGATTTCCCGGATCAGGCGCAAAGAGAGCGGAAAGCCCCCCCGGATCCTGTCAAGTCCGTAGTTCATCGCGGCGACGTAGTTTGACACCTCCTGGACGTCGTCAAGTGGGACGCCTGGCGCATCCTCGATCTCGAACAGCAACAAGTCTGAGAGCGACGACTGCGTACCCTCGATCTGCGACGACAGCAGCGCCTCCTTCCGGACGTACATGTAGAGGAAGAGCGGGGTGTCGGGGAGGATCGAGGTTACACCATCGAGACGGCCGATCGCCCGGTTCGCACGCTCGAGCGGTCGGTGGAGCCGATCCATGGCAACAGGCGGCGCTGGTGGCAGTGAAGGAGGAACGAATGCCTCGGCTCGCTCGCCTGCAGTCGAGATGGTGACGCGCTGACCCAACCGTGATGGCTCTGGTGCTAACGCCATGGTTGAAAAAGGATCCTTTCCTTGGCAGGGTGTGTGAGAAAGGATATCGCGCATTCCTTTCTTTACCACAGTTCTAGCGGAAGGTTCCTTGTCTTGTCGAGCGCACTTTACCTCTGTCAGCACCAGGCCGGGGTCGGCCTAGTCCTCTGAACCGGTGGCGCGATGGGACATCAGCGCCTCGGAAAACTCCCCACCCACCGATACCTGCCGGACATTGTCAGGTATCTGGTGAAGGGCGGCACGCCCACCGCGCACTTGGTGGAACAGATCACCGAAGTGGGACGGGATGCACTGAAGCGTGCCCTGAAGGATCCTGTCTTCGTAGAAGCGTTGTGGCTGCTCATCAGGTTGCCGCAGGCGGCCGCGTCGAGGGACTTCGGGGCGGCTCTCGCCGAGATCGGCATGGGCGCACAGCGGCCGACATCAGTCGCGGAACTGATGGTTGCCTTCGACAATGCGCTCGAGCGCGTGCAGCGGCGCGAACATCGGGATGCTGGAGTGCCCCCACTGAAGTGGTCCACCCACTGGGATAGAAATATCCTGTTCAGGAGGACCATCAGATGGCAGGCAAGCGAGACAAACCGGAAGACATCGTTCTGAAGCTTCGACAGATTGAAGTGCTTCATGGACAGGGAATGGCAATTTCCGACGCGGTGCGGCAGATCGGCGTGACCGAGCCGACGTATTATCGCTGGCGCAAGCAGTATGGCGGCATGAACCGGGATCAGCTGAAGCGTCTCAAGGAGCTTGAGGCGGAGAACCAGCGGTTGCGGCGCGCGGTGTCAGATCTGACCTTGGACAAGATGATCCTGAGCGAGGCTGCACGGGGAAACTTCTAAGCCCTTCGCGCCGTCGCCAGTGCATTGACCATGTGCGGCAGGCGCTCGGCATATCCGAGCGCCGCGCCTGCCGCATCCTCGGGCAGCACCGCTCGACGCAACGCAAGGTTCCTTGCGGCGCCCCGGACGAAGAACGGCTGACGGAAGACATCATCACGCTCGCTCGCACCTACGGGCGATATGGCTATCGGATGATCACCGGATTGCTGAACAACGCCGGTTGGCATGTAAATCATAAACGCGTGGAACGGATATGGCGGCGTGAAGGGCTGAAGGTCCCGCAAAAGCAGGCAAAGAAGGGTCGGCTCTGGTTGAACGACGGGTCCTGCGTCCGTCTCCGGCCGGAGCACCCGAACCACGTCTGGTCCTATGATTTCGTTCAGGACCGGACACATGACGGACGGCTGTTTCGGACGCTCAATATCATCGACGAATTCACGAAGGAGGCGCTGGTGATCCGTGTAAACCGCAGGCTCAATTCCACCGACGTAATCGACGCCCTGACGGATCTGTTCATCTTGCGTGGCCCGCCTGCGTTCATAAGGTCCGACAATGGCGCGGAATTCATTGCCAAGAAGGTGCAGGGCTGGATCGGCGCAGTTGGTGCCAAGACCGCGTTCATCGAGCCGGGTTCACCCTGGGAGAACGGGTATTGCGAGAGCTTCAACGCTCGATTCCGCGACGAACTCCTGGATGCAGAAGTCTTCTATTCGCTCAGGGAGGCCCAGATCCTCATCGAGCGATGGCGCCGCCACTACAACACTGTCAGGCCGCACAGCTCCCTGGGATACCGCCCACCCGCACCGGAAGCCGTCATCCCAATAGACCAGCGGCCGACGATGCACTAACAATCAACCCGGACCACTCGGTGGGGGCAGTCCAGCCCGCGGGCCGATGCTGCTTTGACAGGTTTTTGACGCATGTCCCTCTGGTCCCGTCTCTTCGGCGCGCGTGACAGCGCGGCGCCCGCTGGTGCCGTGCATCTGCCGCAGCCGGACCTGCACCCGCAGGCGTCCCTGGGATCGATGGGCGGCACGGTGGTGCACACCTCGGCCGAGCTGGAGCAGGTCCTCCGCGGCGGTTCGGCCACGGCGGCCGGGGTGAGCGTCTCGCCCGAGACCGCTCTCACAGTGGCCGCCGTCCACGCCTGCGTGCGCATCATCGCGGGTGCAGTTGCGACGCTGCCGCTGCAGTTGCGCCGTCGCATCGACGACCGCACACGGGAGGACGCCTCGAACGATCCGCTCTGGCACCTGCTGCGGCGCCGGCCCAACCGCTGGCAGACACCCTCGCAGTTCCGCCGCATGATGCAGACGCATCTGCTGCTGCGTGGCAATGCCTATGCGATGATCGTCCGTTCGCGCGGACAGGTCCGGGAGCTGATCCCGTTGCAGCCCGATCGGGTGGCCTGTCGTCAGAGGGACGATCTGGCGCTCGAGTATATCTACACCCGCCGCGACGGGCTGCGCGTGGAACTCGGGCAGGCCGAGATGTTCCATCTCGTCGGCATGTCGCTCGATGGCGTCACCGGCGTGTCGGTCATCACCCATGCCCGGGAGACGATCGGGCTGTCGCTGGCGATGGAGGAGCACGGCGCCTCGACCTTCCGCAATGGTGCCCGGGTCTCGGGCGTGCTGCGCCACCCCGGACGGCTCGGGCCAGAGGCGGTGGCCAACCTCAAGGCGGGCCTCGACGAGTTCCGTTCGGGCGGCGAGCAGGAAGGCCGGCACCTGATCCTCGAGGAAGGCATGGACTACGCCCGCATGGCGATGACCGCCGAGGACGCGCAATGGATCGAGAGCCGCCGCTTCACCCGCGCCGACATAGCCATGTTCTTCGGGGTGCCGCCGCACATGATCGGCGACACCGAGAAGTCGACCAGCTGGGGCACCGGCATCGAGCAGCAGTCGATCGGCTTTGTCGCCTACACGCTCGAGGATCACCTCACGACCTGGGAGGAGACCATTGCCCGCGACCTGATCGATCCCACCCGCACCGATCTCTATGCCCGCTTCAACCGGGCGGCCCTCGTCAAGGGCGACATCAAGGCCCGCTGGGAGGCCTACGTGAAGGGACTGCAATGGGGCGTCTGGAGCCCCAACGAAATCCGAACGCTGGAGGACGAGAACCCGCGTGCGGGCGGCGACGTCTATTACCCGCCGCCCAACATGACGGCACCACCGGAGACGGACCAGGAGGGCGACGGACCGCCGCCGGAGACAGAGGAGCGAGAGCCATGACGCTGCGCAGCGCACCCCCGATCGACCTGTCGCGTCCGCCAAAGGTGCAGGCCTGGGACCCCGATCCGGCGCTGCTGGAGAAGTGGACCCCCGGACTTCGCGCCGGTCCCGGCCGGGAGTCGGTGACCGGCAGCCGCACGATCAGCATCCTCGACGTCATCGGCGCCGATGGCCTGACCGGCGAGGGCGTCACCGCCCGGCGCGTCGCTGCAGCGCTGCGCGCGATCACCGCCGACAATATCACCGTCGACATCAACAGTCCCGGCGGCGACTTCTTCGAGGGCGTGGCAATCTACAACCTGCTGCGCGCCGATCCGCGCCGGGTCACCGTCCGCATCCTCGGGCTTGCCGCCTCGGCGGCCTCGGTGATCGCCATGGCCGGCGACGAGGTTCGGATCGCGCGCTCGGGCTTCCTGATGGTCCACAATGCCTGGGCGGTGTCGGTCGGCAACCGCCACGATCTCGCCGAGGCGGCGCGGCTCATGGCGCCGTTCGATACAGCCATGGCGGAGGTCTACGCCGCCAAGGCGGACGTCGATCCCGAGATCGCAGCAGAGTGGATGGACAGCGAACGCTGGTTCACGGGCGCGGAAGCCGTCGAGGCCGGGCTCGCTGACGGGTTCCTGGCCGCCGATGTGACCCGTGATGGGGGCATGCAGCCCGAAGCCCCGAGCGCCCTGCGCCGGATCGACACGCTGCTCGCCCGCCAGAACATTCCCCGGTCGGAACGCCGCGCGGATCGGACCGAACTCCGCGGCACGCAGGACGCTGCCGCTCCCGTCACGCCGCGCGCTGACGACGACTGGGCCGCCCTCGCGCGGTCCCTCATCCAGACGCTCACCTGAGAGGTAATCCCATGACCATGATGTCCCACCCTGCGCTGACGCGCGGGATCGTCGCCCTGCGCGCTGATGCCAGCGGCGATCCAAAGCAGATCTTCGCCGAGTTGCAGAAGAGCTTCGAGGCCTTCAAGGCCGAGCACGCCGCCCAACTGACCGACCTGCGCAAGGGCCAGGAGGATGTGGTCCGGGCCGAGAAGGTCGACCGCATCAATGCGGCGGTGGGCGATCTGCAGGCCGCGATGGACGCGCAGGCCGCGCAGATTGCGGCCCTGCGCATCGGCGGTGCTGGTGGCGCAACCGGGCCGGCCGATGCGGCCTATACCGACGCCTTCCGCGCTCACTTCCGCAAGGGCGAGGTCTCGGCCGCGCTGAACAAGGGCGCCGATGCCGAGGGCGGCTACCTGGCGCCGATCGAATGGGACCGCACCATCACCGACAAGCTGGTCGAGGTCTCGCCCATGCGCCAGATCGCCTCGGTGCAGACGATCTCCGGTGCAGGCTTCCGCAAGCTCTTCTCGGCGCAGGGCTTCGGCTCGGGCTGGGTCGGCGAGACCGCCCCGCGGCCGCAGACCAGCACCCCGACCTTCGGGCATCTCGACTACACCCCGGGCGAGATCTACGCCAACCCGGGCGCCACCCAGCAGATGCTCGATGATGCCGCGATCAACCTCGAGCAGTGGATCGCCAGCGAGATCGAGGCGGAGTTCGCCTACCAGGAGGGCATCGCCTTCGTGGCCGGTGACGGCGTCAACAAGCCCTCGGGGGTCCTGACCTATGCCGAGGGTGGATCGAAGGCGACTGCCCACCCTTGGGGGGCGATCCCGACCATCACCGCCGAGAGTGCGACGGCGATCACCGCCGACGAGCTGATCGACCTGGTCTATTCGCTGCCCGGACAGGCGGCGCAGAATGCCCGTCTGGTCGCCAACCGCAACACGCTCGCAAGCATCCGCAAGCTCAAGGACGGCCAGGGCAACTACCTCTGGCAGCCCTCCTTCACCGAAGGGCAGCCGCAGAACGTGCTGGCCTATCCCGTGACCGAGATGGCGGCCATGCCGGACGTCGCACCCGGAGCCATGCCACTGGCCTTCGGCGACTTCCGCCGCGGCTACCTGATCGTCGATCGCACCGGTGTGCGGGTGCTGCGCGATCCCTTCACCAACAAGCCCTATGTCCACTTCTACACCACCAAGCGCGTGGGCGGAGGCCTGCTCAATCCCGAGATGCTGCGGGTCCTCAGGATGGCCGCAGCCTGACCCAGCGGCCCGGCGAGGAACGCCGGGCTTCCACCCTTGTCCGAATGGAGGCCATCATGGCTGTGAAGAAGACTGATGCCGCATTGAAAGCCGATGCGGCTGCGATCGAGAACGGCACCCACGGTGTCGCTGATCCTGCGCCGGCGGCAGCGCTGGAGGACGCCTCGGGCGCGATCATCGAACCCGCAATCACCGACGCCGTCGACGTGAGCCACGAGAGCGTCGACGCCAATCCGCGCGAGGGCACCACCGCTGCGCAGAACGCCATTGACTGGAAAGACCCCAACCGGGTGCGCCCTGATGAGGCCGACTTCACCGGACAGGGTATCGACCGCGCCGTCTATGGGAAGGCCCAAGACTGATGCGGCTGGTCCTCGTCACCCCACCGGCCGCACCGCCGATCATGCTGGCCGAGGTCAAGGCGCAGGCCCGCGTCTCGCATGATGACGAGGATCTGCTGCTCCAGCACTACATCGACGCAGCCACCGCCTGGCTCGACGGCCCGGCCGGGATCCTCGGCCGCTGCCTCGTCACCCAGACCTGGCGTGCGGAGCTGGGCACGCTGACTGGTCCGGTCCGGCTGCCGTTTCCAGACAGCACCATCGACAGTGCGGTGTTCATCGATCCTGCAGGGGGCGAGATGGAGCATGAACTCGCCCGGCAGGATCAGCGCCTGTTGCTGCGGCCGAGCTTCGGCCTCGGCCGCCCCGCGGCGATCACCTTCACCGCAGGCTATGGCGCGCCGTCAGACGTCCCCGCCGCCATCCGACAGACCATGCTGCTGCTCGTTACCCAGTGGTACGAGCATCGGCAGGTGACGGGCACAGGCACCGCCTTGCCCTTCGCCGTCGAGGCGCTGCTGGCGCCGTATCGCAGGATCCGGCTGTGAACATGGACGCGGGGCAGCTCGATCGGCATGTCACCTTCCAGCAGGCGGTAATAATCCGCGATCCCGACGGCATGCTGATCCAGGGATGGGAGGACCGCTTCACCCTCTGGGCACATGTCCGCTATCTGCGCGGCTCTGAAGCCGTCATGCAGGCGAGACTCGTATCGAAGGCACCGGTCATCATCACCGTGCGGCGGTCCGCGCAGAGCGAGGGGATCACCTCGGAATGGCGCGCCGTCATCGGCGGCGTGGCGTTCGATCTCAAGGAAGACCCAAGGCCGAGCGAGGATGGCGGGTTTTTCGAAATGCTGGCGGAGGCGTGATCAGACTACGCTAGTCGGCGAGCCGGAACGTCGTCCCGTCGGACGGACCGGCGACTTCGCAAGCTTGCTTGGCCGATCCGGCGTGGCAAAGGACGGCTCGATCGCTCCTGAGTTCAGATACTTCCTGATCGTATTGCGCGACAGTCCGGTGCGCCGCGCGATCTCGCGGACCGACAGCTTCTGCCGCAAATGCATGCGTCGAATGATGTTCAAAAGCCCCATGTGGATCACTCCCGTTACCCCCGCCGCTCATCGCTTTGGGGAAAGGTTCACATGGCTCAATTCTCAGTGGAAATTACGTGCCTATCCGGCTCAGTTCTGGGTGGAAATCAACATTCATGTGAGTTCAAAAGGTCCCTCATCCCACTGGGAACCAGTGAACGCGTTGATCTGGATGCCTAGTCGCCCCGGATCCTCTACCAGCAGGTACCTCCATTCACCGTGCTCACCGAGGCGATTGACGGCTTCGACCCACCGCTCAGCCGCCTTCGCCTTGGCATCGGCATCGTCAGTGACCTGACCCTTGATCTCGACAATGACGTTCTCGTCCCGATCCGTGACAACGAGGAAATCGGGGATGTAGCGCGACAGCAGGCCACGATGCCGGTAGGGGATCGTGAACCCCAGCCGGTCGTTCTTGACCCATCTCTTCACGCCCGGATGGCTGTCGAGAAGGAAGGCGGCACTTTGCTCCCACTTCTTCGTGTCAGCCACCATCGCGTTCAGATGACACCTCGTGACCGGGTAGATCGGTTTCGTCGTGTGAAAGTCGACGTAGAGCGTGCTTCCCCTACCGGCTGCACCTTGGGGAATGATGGCAACCTCGCCGCCGCCTGTTGCTGATCCCTTCTTGATGGCTTCGAGCAGGGAGCCGATGGCAGCCTGCATGTATTCGCCGACCAGCAGCACGTCGCACGGCCGGCTATCACCCTTTCGATCAAGCTTTTCTGCAAGGAAGCGCTTCGCCGCGAATGCGACCTTCGGGAAGAGCTGCTGGACTGGAACTGCTTCGGCGCCGTTGTCCGAGAGCCAGCGGTCGCAGATCTCACATCCGCGCTGGTGCTGTCGCCGCAGATCAGGCGGTGCGACCCGAGCTGCCACAGATCGCCCGGCACCGACACCGGCGTCACCGGCAATTCGGGCACATTGTCCTCGCCCTCGACCGGGCCATCGCCGCCCAGCGCCTCGGGATCCCGCAGGAGTGCGTCGAGGTCTTCGTCGCTGATACCGAGTAGCGTCAGGTCGAAATCATCGGCCAAAAGCCCCGCGATCTCATCGCGTAGCAGCGCCTCGTCCCATTCGCCCAGTTCCGTCAGCTTGTTGTCGGCGATCCGGTAGGCGCGGCGTTCCGCCTCGTCGAGGTGACTGAGCCGGATCACCGGCACCTCGGTCAGCCCGAGCATCGTGGCGGCCAGCACCCTGCCATGGCCCGCGATCAGCTCGCCGTCGTCGGCAACCATGCAGGGAACGGTCCAGCCGAACTTGGCCATGCTGGCGGCGATCTTCGCCACCTGGTCGTCGCCGTGCATCTTGGCATTGCGGGCATAGGGGCGCAGCCGGGCAATAGGCCAAGATTCAACCTGGCTCGGCGCGAAGACGAGGTCCATTGGGCAGGGCTCTGGATGTGGGGGAGGAGAATGAAAAGCGCCCGCGAGGGGGTTCCTCCGGGCGCAATTCTTCGATGATCAAGGGTTAGGTCAATGGGGGCAGGTCTGTCAACCGGAAAAGTGAAGCGGATTCAACAGCTTCTGACGAATTGGCTTCCAGGGGTGGCTTCTGGCCACCTGGCTTCCCAAGAGGTGGCTTCCTTGGCTTCCCGCCGGGAATCCACCCCGGCCAGATCGTGATTCCGCAAGCCGCTGATCTGACTCAGGAATTCCGGCATCAGGGCGCAAGGTGGCTTCCGCCTGGCTTCCCCGGTGAAAACGCCTCACGCTAGCGAACCGCCGCGCTGCGCCCCCCCGCATACGTTAGGGGCCGGGGAGGAACCAGAGGAGGGGGGAGGGGTGCAGGCTATGACTCGCCGAACCCCTGATCTTTCATGCGCCCGAGCGCATCGAGGGCATGTCGGGCCTGCAGGTCTGAGGGAACCCGGCGCGGCATGGATGCGCAGACTTCGAGGATCTGCATGTCCTTGGGCGTGAGACGTTTGCGTTCGCGCCCCCAAGCCAACACCTCTTTCCAGAAATCTGCACCCAAGGTCACCACCTCCGATTGGGCATTGATGCCCTCGGTCATTGCCTTCTTCGCCTTCTCTTCGCGCTTTGCCGCCTTGGCGGTATCCACAAGGGTCAGGCAGGTCTCGAAGTCATCGTCATAGTTCAGCGTTCGACCCTTCATCCCGTTCCAGCATGCCTGCTGTTTTGCCCATTCCGACATATTGCGAACACCTGCCGGAGGGTGAGTGATTACGTCGTTTGCCTCCGCGGCCGCCAGAAGTAGCGCTCGCTGGAGGGCATCGGGAACAGACTGCCGCCTCCAGATCGCGTCAAGGTCGAGGACCTGCTTCTCGCCATTGGCATCGTGGAACACCTTTGCCATGGCGTATGTAACAATATTGGCGCGATAGCCACCCTCGTACCACGGCTGCTTCGGAACCTCGGTCTCGAGCCAGCGAAACACGATCGCCTTCGAGATCAGCCGCTTGTACCAGAGCTCGTCATACCGGGCGTCGCTCCTGGACCATGCTTCGCCGATGTCCTTGGCGAATTCCGCGAAGTTCTTCTGGGCGCCACGGGAAACGATGTGCGGCTGGCCGACTGCCGAAAACTCGAACTTGGCGAGATCGGTCTTGCTGAAGAGCTGCGTTTTCGGGAACTCCAGATCGAACTTCTTCAGCTGGGCGGGTGTCAGTTTGGCGCGGGCGTTGATGAACTGCCCGCGCGAACGCTCGTAGAACCACTTGGTGTCGTGACGCTCGCCAGCACGCGCCGGGAAGAGGACGCTGCGCGAGAACTGTTCCATCCGGATGTGGAAGGGATGGTTCGAGAAGAAATCAGCAGCGTTCACCTTGTTCTGGGTGTTCGCGTATTCCGAGATCTTCGGCACGATGTCCTCGGACCTGTCGGGAGGAACGACGGTCAGTTTCATCTGCACGAAGACTTGCGGGAGCTGTTCCTTTGCGGACTTCAGCCCGGCGTGGATCGACCCGGTTGTCTGGGCGCCGTTGACGATCTGCAGGTTGCTGATCGAGGCGACAGCTAACCCGTCATCCGTTCTTACGCAGGACACGGCATCGGCAGTGGCTGACAGGCCGTTATTGTAAGGGAAGAAGAGCTCGGGTTCCTCCTTGATGGTCTTCTGGATGCCCTTGTTGGTCTTGGCCCTCGCCTGAAGGAAAGAACGGACGTTGGCTTCGAGAAGCCTAGCGCCCCACTTGTCATAGATCGCGGCCAACTGCTCCCCTGGCACGATTAGCAGATAGCTTTCGAGGGCAGCGCCAGACTGTGATGCCTTGAGCGCAGGAAGGGGCGCCCCGAAATCCTTGGCAAAGTCGATGACCATGTCCTCGCGGGCCTGTCCCGAGCGGTCGAACCGCTCGAAGCGTGCCAGATCCCAGACTGACCACGTAATCGGCACCTCGCCGATTTCTGCCAGTTTCACGGCATCGTCGCGGCCGATGTACTCCCGGTTGGAAATGAGGATCAATTTGACTTTCGTGACCTGCGACCAGGTCGTGATGATCAGGTCCGAGACTTGGAAGGCGGGGTTGGCCTCGTTCAAAGAGTCGCGGAATTCTTCGGTCTTTGCCTTCTTCAGAAAGCGGATCAGTGGGTTCAGGATCGGGGGCACATCCCCCTTGCCGAAGGTTTGGACAGAGTCACTGTCGGCAAAGTCACAGACGATCAGCCCAAGCACACCGTCGCCATCGCGTCCACCGCCGCTCGAGGCGGGTTTATCCAGAGCATAGCCTCTCGGATCACCCGCGTATCCGTCGATCCTTAGCCTTTGACCGCCATCGCCACTTTGGAAATAAGCTCGGTCAGCGGTTTCAAGTTCGCCAGCTTCGATCAACCGCTGGGTCATCTGGTCAAAGAAGGCCTCGACAGGAAAAATGCCACTGGCATCCGCTTCGCGGCGGATATCGGCCATCAGGTTCTGATGATACTCGTCGAGTTCGCTCATGTCTGGTCTGCTTCGTTCAGCTTTTCCCGCACCGTTCCCCACTCCGTCCGGAATGGCGTGCAGGCAGAAAGGGCGAGGGCGTAGGAAACAACCGAGACTCCGAGGGGCACGGGGGCGGCAATCCGGGGGAAGTCCTCGGTCACGGCATGAAAGTCGGGGGACGACACGATCCAGCGCCAGGATGAATAGTCGTGAAGGATGTCAAAACCGACGTCCGCCAGGTGCAGATCCCAATCCATGATGGCCGAAGGTTCGGTCCGTTCAAGAAGCTCGGTGACCTCCGAGACATACTCGGTCAGCGTCCGGCCGTGCGGCGGCTGCACCTTGTCGACGGCCAGCACTGCCAGCCATAGGCGCCGTTCCGGCACATCTGCCAGCTGGAACTCGTTCGTGATCTTCACGAAGGGCTGCGAGGCCCCGCGCCTAGCCTTGACCTCGATGCAGTTGGCCTTCAGCTCGAAATCCTTTGGTGCGCCAGAAGGCCCCGTCCAGGCGGTCAACGCCGGTTTGGCACCGAGCGTGGAAATCAGCAGCTTCAGGACTTCGATCTCGCCGATCAGGCCCTTCTGTGCTTCCTCCGAAAGCACTTCGAGTTTTCCGCCGCGAAGCAGGTAGTGCCAGCGGAAGGTGCGGCCGATAGCGCGTTCGAGGGCTTCAGCCTCGGTATCGGCAAGCTCGCCCGCCGCCATCACATCGCGGCACAGGGTCTCGAACAGTTCAAGCTGGGCGCTGTCCTTGAGCCGGATGTAGAGGATCGGGCCACCGGGCAGCGTCTGGAACCGGATTTCGAGGTTACGCAGCTTTGGCAGGTCTGGGGCGGGTTTCGGCAGGTTGGACAATTGCAGGACAAGGGCCACATCGGCCCGCGGCATCACTGCCCAGAACCAGTTCCACCGTGCCGATGCCGAAACCCGGCGCGTGTCCACCTTTCCGGCCTCGAGGCCGGACCATGGCGTGTCAGTCGGTATCACCGAGCGCCTCCTCCTCGATTTCGTCCTCGCCGAACATCTCGCGCATCCGGATGGTGTTGACGATGTATTCCACGGTGCCGCCCTGAACGTCGGATGGCGGGAAGCAGATGCTCCATGCCAGAACCAGTCCAGGCGATTTGGCCTTCAGTTCGTCAGGGACCACGGGTTCGACGAAACGGAGGATGATCAACGGGCGGCGCCCCCGGACCTCGCAGAAGATGCGGGGCGGAAGGGTTTCCGGAACAGGCTTGCCGTCCCGAATCCGCTCTTCACGAAAGGTATTGGTGGCCGCGTCGATCTGTTCCTTGGTCAGCCCGACACGCTCGTCGCCGGGCGAACCGACGCGCCTGCTGGTGCCGCTGATTGCGAGGACACCTTGGCGCAAATCCGGCTCACCGACTGATCGACCGAAGGCCCGCATGTCGATCCCGGACAGATCGGCGGGTGTCGCATCTGCCTTCTGTGCACTGGCGAAGAGGACGTCCCACTCCCTGAGCTCGGTGTCGGCGCGCGCATCTATGTAATCTGCCATCAGCCTCGGATCGGTGAGGGGATCAGAGGCATCGGCGCGGAATGCACGCAGGAAATCGCGGATCAGATCGACAGAGACGCCGCTGAAAAGGGTGCCGCGGGAAGGGTGTTGCGGTGCCAGCCCACTGGCCTTGATTGCCGCCGCCAGCGCCTGCCCGGCCTGTCGGTTGCGGTCCAGCTGATCGCGATCCGTACGGATGCGTGTCGTCTCGACCAGCTTGCCTGCGAGGCCGACCTTCATCGGGAACTCGCGCCCCGTGCCCATCTTGTTCCGTGCTGTCACGATAAGCGATTCCGGATGGCTGCGGACGGCCAGACCGAACTGCTCGGGCGTGGCCTTGGCCAGTTCCATGCGCTTCAGCTGGGTCTGCAGGTCGTCCATCGCCTCGTGGATATGGGCATACCAGCCAACGCCATCGGCAGGGATCCAGATCCGGCAAAGGTCCTCGTATCCGGGCCGGTAGCCGAACCAGCGGCCCATCTGCATCAGCGTGTCATACATCATCGAGTTCCGCAGGAAGTAGCTGATGGTCAGCCCTTCCAGCGTCAGTCCGCGCGAGAGGGAGAAGCCGCCGACGGCAATCACCGTCACGCCATGTTCCCCGCCCTGGTCGTAGTCGAGCGGCTGCGACCGCTTTGAGGCGTTGACCTCGACAACACGCGCGGCAACCAGCGCCTCATGCAGGCGAGCCTGGACGGTGGGCCAGTCCGCGCCCTCGGCCTCGGCGAACTCGGCCTCCCAGACCGCATGCAGGGCAGCAATCTCGGGGTTGCGTAGCGCTGCCTTGCCCTTGGCACCATCAACCGCGACCGCGTCTCGCATCCTGTCGACGACATCAGCCACCCGGGACCGCAACCGCCCTTGGACATCGGTAAAGCGTGAGGCGTTGATCAGCATCGAGGCATGCGCGCCCTGTTGGCCCCGGGCATTCCGGATCGCCCGCGCGACGATGAATGCGCGCACGGCACGGATGAGGCTTTCCGGCAGCACATCGACCGGATGGTCGATCTTGTGCTTCATCGGCAGGATGTCCTCATTGTCGCCGATCAGGCGGACATGCCGTTCTCGGGCATCAAGGAACACCTTCTGCGCCCCGAAGTAGTTCGACGGCGCGTCGAGGCCGATGATGAAGTGCCGCGGGAACAGGTCCTGCTTCAACGTCTCGTCATCGGTATCCGGGTCGATGAAGATGTTGGCGAAGGGCGTGGCCGTATAGCCGACGTAGCAACTGCGGTGGAACAGCGAAAGGAGCTCGCGGATCTGGCCATTGATGCGGGTCACCTCATCACGAGCATAGGCCGTGTTGATTGAGGCATTGTCGGCCTCGTCGTCGATTAGCAGCATGGGCTGGCTGACCATCTGGGTGCCCTGGTGGACGGAGTGTTCCTTCAGCCATTCCAGCAGGTTCTTCAGCGTGCTGGAGTTCTTCTTGATCACCAGCACGACGGGCACGTTGTATTGCCCGATCTGGCTGGTATTCGTTGTCGCCGTGGCCTTGTTGAAGTCGCGCAGTGTGTTGGTGAGCGACACTGGAAATTCGCGCTGATCGAACTGGCCGACACCGATGATCTTCTGGCGCTGCGCCTTGTTGGCATGGGCCAGCCGACCTGTGTCCCGGCCAATGAACCCCTCGTCGATGCGGGCCTGGGTCTGGTTCCGCAGGTTGTTGTGAATGCCCGCAATTACGACGATCAGGCGATAGCCCGCATCCGCCGCCTTGCAGATGAGCCCGGTGTAGTTTGCGGTCTTGCCGCTTTGCACATGGCCAACGACCATACCGCGGCGGCTCCATGGGCTCAGGTTGCGCGGATCGCCCAGACGATCCAGCACCCGATCCGTAACCTCGTCCGTCGCGTCGATCACCGACTTCGGCAGTCCCTTCAGGTTCAGGAGCTTGCGATACCTGCCCCAGTAGAAATCCCCGATCTCGCCGTTGATCCGGGCGTCATGCAGCCAAGGGCGGAAGTCCTCGGCATCGACGATGGCGCCGAAGCCCATGCTGATCCCGTATTTCTCCTCGATCAGGCGTGCGAGTTCCTCTGCGTCACCATCTTCGACCTGGTCCGCGAACATCGGCATGACACGCAGTTGGGCGATGATCTCCCGGATCGACTGGGCTGTGTGGGGGCCGGGCTGCGACGCCATGTACATGGACGTCATGCCCTCGAGGCTGCTCAGGATCTGCTTCACTTGTCTTCCTTCGTCTCGATCGTCGCCTCGATGATGCGTTCCGTATCTTCCCAAGCCGATCTGAACGGATCGACGTCCTTCATCAGTGCCTTGATTTCTTTGATGTCCTTGCGCGCGCCCAGAAGGACGGAGAGGGTTGCCTGCACGGCTTGGGCAAGCGCGTCTTCGTCCACCCGATCCGGAACGATCTGTTCGGCCGTGCCTGCCATGTCTGCGTGCAACGTTTCGATGGGCAATGACGCCCCGACCAGAGCAATGCAGTTGAAGAAGCCGCGCCTGAGGTCCGGGGGCAGGCTTTCGGCGAAATCGGCAAACGCTGGGTGTTCGATGTTCGGGCGGTAGCGTATCTGCCCATCTGCCTGAATCCTATGCCACATGGGCAGCCGTTCATGATCGACGAGCTTCTGTCCCCGCTTGCTGTAGGTGCGCTTCGAACCGGCGAGAATGCGTTCGATGATCTTTTTCAGCCGATCGCGCACGACTGGCGGAAGCTGTGCCGAGGATTTCTTGACGTCGATCTTCCAGTCAGCGTCCATGCTGTTGGGAATGTCGATTCTGACCCGAGACAGTTTTGTCAATTCCGATTGGCGGCACAGACTGAACCAGGTTCCGTACAGGATCAGACGCTTGCCGCGATAGAGATAGAAGCCCTGCGATTTCAGGTGACCTTCCGGCCCGCCGATATCCTCCCAGTCCGCCTTGGACATCTGCTTGTGATGGGGAAGCGTGAAGCTCTGGATCTCCACATCTCCCCTGATAAGGGTCAGCTTTTCTTCCGGGTCTGAAATGGTCGCGGGGTTCTTTCGGGCAAACGGATCAAGGGGACGAAGGAGTCGCCCGTTCAGGAGAATGCGCAGCGGTTTGGCATCCTCCATGAACCGATGAAACACGAGGCGCAGGTGACGCTCGGTTTCCGCGATCCTCTGGTTGATGACCTCCGCGCGTTTGGCGGCATTGTGGGAATAGCCGCCAGTCAGTCGGTCAAGTTTCTGCCATAGCACGAGAGTACCCTGCTGCCCCATCTTCTCGATGCCAGGGATGAGATCGAAATGATCGGGCAGTTGCACAGCCCATTCGTTCCGCTCGGCGACGTCATCAAGATCCCAGATCGCTGCGCTGGTCTGCCCGGCACGCCGGGAAACGATCGTCAGCCGACGGCACTGGGAGAAGCTGGCGCTCTTCAGGCCGAGGCCGAACCGACCGAGGTCCGGTTCATCACGTGTGGCCAGAGGGTTCCTGCTGCCGGGTCGCATTGCTGCGACAAGTTCGTCTTCGGTCATGCCCATGCCATCGTCGATGATCGCGATGTAGGGTTCGTCCGAATAGGTCTCTGTGACGATCTCGATCCGATGGGCGCCCGCGGTGATGGAATTGTCGATGATGTCTGAAATGGCCGTTTCGAGAGAATAACCGATATCCCTCAGACCCTCGATCAATGCCGCGGCGTGAGGAGTGGCATCTGCCCGTCTTGAAACAACAATTTCCTGCATGCGAACCCTTGGCAGTACGATCTCGATCTACTCTTGCGCGAACGGATCGTCGTTACAAGGTGCGCGAAGTGCTTCAGAGGTTGAAGGTGTCCGGTTTTGTCAGGGATGCGTGGATGAGCGCTGCAATCTGTCTTGCTAGGAATGGTGGGACCGCATTTCCGACCTGGACATACTGCTGTGTCCGGTTACCGAGGAAGAGATAGTCGTCCGGGAAGGTCTGCAGCCGCGCTGCCTCGCGCACCGTCAGGCTGCGGCATTGCAGCGGGTCCGGGTGGATGAAATAGTGCCCGTCCTTCGAGATGTGGCTGGTAACCGTCGTCGAAGGCTCGTGTGCAAGCTGGACGCGAAAGCGGTCGTTGAAGACACCGCTGTGCCAGTTACGGTGATCCGGGCTTAGGGCTAGCGGGAAGTCGGCCGCCTTCGGGCTGTAACCACGCACCTTGCCGAAGACTGCGGCAAACAGGTAGCGGCCGAGGTCCGAGGCCATATGACCCCTGGTTTCGTGCTGGGCCAGTGCGTGCAAGCCGGGACGCTCCAGCCAGCGCATCATGTCGTCATTCGAAGTTCCATAGGCGGCAGGAAGCATGGAGGAGGAGCGGCAGGTTTCGGCGCCGTGCTTCAGGACTTCCCTGATCTCGCGGAATTCCGATGCGATGGTACCGTCTTCGTCGCCCTTGGAAATCTTCGCGAGCAGTTTGGCGAACCCTTCGACCTCCTTTCTCCATGCCTCGGCGGTGTCTGACGCGCGGCTGATGCCGCTGCGCAGAGGCGGCATGTTGCCGATGGTCTCATCGACCGTGCGGGTAGTGCCCGACACCGCGATGCTTGCGCCGGATGCTCGGGTTGCCAAATCCGACCTGATGCCGACGATGATGACGCGATGGCGGCGCTGCGGAACACCGAATTGTTCGGCACGCACGATGAAGTCGGATGGCTGTGCCGCCTCTTGCAGGGTGGCCATACCGTCCGCAAGGCGGATCGCCCGAAGCTCGTAGTGATGGCCGTGACCCGTGCCCAGGGAAGCCAGGTCTTCCATCAGCATCTCGAAGACCAGTCGGCTTTCGACGGTCGAGGACAGCATGCCCTTGACGTTTTCCATGACGAAAGCGGCCGGGCGAAGTTCTTTCAGCACCCGGATGTATTCGCGGAAAAGGTAATGCCGGTGGTCTTCCTCTGGGACGTAGTCCGTCTTGCCGCGCGAACGGGCCCGCCCGACCAGCGAATAGGCCTGACAGGGTGGACCGCCGATCAGGATCGTGTCGTCGAAGCTCTGTCGCAGCCGACCGATAGCCTCATCGATGGCTGTTGCGGCTGCATCACTGCCAAGCTCAAGACAGCGAGCTTCTGTCGTCGCCTCTGTCCATGCTGCGGCGTCTACCTCTGACCAGTCCGGTTCGTCCGTCACACCGGCATGAAACTTCACGAAGGCTTCCGGAAGGGCGTCGTGTCGCGAAACATGGTCACGCAGAAAGGCGCGCAGCCGCAGCGTCCGATGTGCCGATGCCTCTTTCTCTACCGAAATCCCGATGTGGAATGGGTGCTGCCCGCCAACATCAAGCGAGGCGAATCCCTCTCCAAGGCCGCCTGGACCTGCAAACAGATCGACAATGCCGAAAGTGGCTGGCAAATCAGAGACCTCTCGAATTCGGATCACTGGCTGTATACCAGGTCCATCGGCCGAGGCCAGGAGGCAAATGACCGACATCGTCGACAGCCAGACCCGTTCCCGGATGATGGCTGGCATCCGCGGAAAGGATACGAAGCCGGAACTGGTGCTCCGGCGGTCCCTGCACGCGCTGGGCTTCCGCTACCGCCTCCATGCGAAAGGCATACCCGGCAAGCCGGATCTTGTGCTGCCGAAATACAAGGCCGTCATTTTCGTGCACGGGTGCTTCTGGCACCGGCACCCGGGCTGCCGTTACGCAAGCACTCCGGCAACACGCCCGGAGTTCTGGGCATCGAAGTTCATCGCGAATGTGATGCGGGACGGGGCAGTTCGATCGGCTTTGTTGCTGGCCGGTTGGAGGGTTGCGACAATCTGGGAATGCGCCTTGCGAACCGAGGCTGGTGTTGCAGCAGTCCGGGACGTCGTTTCGGGATGGCTTCATGGTGATGGTCGAGAGCTTGAAGTCGGAGAGGCGGATATTGGGGCGCCCAAACACAGGAGAAGCGGCCCGGTAGGGTCTGAACGGACATGAAAGGTCCGAGCGTGGGTCGGACAGTCCGGAGCTGCGATATGACGGTCCGTCTGACATGTCACCGGCTCCCCTCCCACGGCCGCGGCTTCGGCATCGCCCCTGTCACCTCAACCTCCCGCAACATCCCGCCCGCAATCAGCCCGTCCCGAACCCAGCTCAGCGCCTGCCACCAGTCGTCATAGCCACGCCGGGCGGCCCTGATCTGCTGCGGGTGGGGGGAGAAGGTGACCGGACAGGCCAGGATGTCGATGGTCTTCCATGTGGCACGGGCGCCCGGACCACGAACCCGGATGCGCTCCGTGCCTACGACGATGGCGCCCGCATGCGTGCCATGCTGGTTCTGCTTCACGATGCTGGGCACGCAGCGCGGCACGGCGCCGGGCATCCAGTCGGGCGTCAGCCCGGCGCGGGCCAGTTCGGCGACGCGGATCGCCATGCGCTTGCCGCCGAGGCTGTCGGGGATCCCGGCGACAGTGGCGGCGATGACCTCAGCGTCCTCGTGGGTGTAGCCGCCGATCTTGTGCTGGCCACCGTCGATCTTGCAGCCCAGCACGGCGCGCTGGAGCAGGACGTATTCCAGGCCGAAGCCGAAGCCTTCCTCGGTGATGTCCGCGGGCAGCGGCAGTTCCAGCTGCGCCTGTTCGATCCGGAACGCCCATTCCAGCGCCGCCTGCACGCCCAACGCACGTTGAATGGCTCGACTGCCCGCACGGCCGATCGGTCGTTGCAGTGTCATCGAACACCTCGCTCGCGCATGCGTTCGGCCGTCACCAACCCACGTGCCAGCATGGCATCGCGCATCGTGTTGCTGATCGCGCTGACCGGCAGGTAGCGGTCGGAGTTGACCAGTTCGGCGTAGAAGGCGGGGAGGTCGGTGATCGGCTTCGCGGCCGGGGCAGGGGCCGTTTTGGGCTTGCGCTGTTTCCGCCCTGCATCCTCGACCTTGCGCTGGGCCGCCCTTTGCATCACCCGGTCCAGCGCCTTCGGCCCATCGGGCGGTTCAGGATGTTCCTGGCGGCTTGCCTCGGCCGCGGCGATGATCTCCGCCTCGGTCAGCCCCAGTTCGTCGCGCCAGCGCTGGACGTGCAGCCGGGGCGGCCAGCCTTGCCACCAGCCGGGCAGGGCGTCGGTGTCGAGGCCCAGCGCTGTCAGCAGGTCCCCGAAAACCTCATCGGACACGCCTTCGCGCGCCTGCGCGCCCTCCTCCTCCTTTACTGGTTTACTTAGAGGTTCCCTTACAGGGTTAGTGTCCGGATTTCGGACACGGCTTTCGGCATTTTCCGGACACGGGTCGGCCGGAAAATCGGACACGGCTTGCGCGCCAAACCCGTGTCCGAAAGCCGGACACGGCAGGGCATCGGCCATGCCGCCGACGTCGCAACCATAGGCACCGTCGAAGCTTTCCGCACCGTCGTCGTCCCCGTGTCCGATTTCCGGACACGGCACCACAGCCACGGGTGTGAAGCCCGGCTCAAACCCCAGGATGTAGCGGGTGGGCAGCTGGCGCTTGGTCACGGGATCGAGCCGCGGCACCCGCCGCAGCAGGCCTACGGCCTCGAGCTGGCCGAGGTGGTCGTTCAGCGTCGACCGGCTGATCTCGCAGTCATGCGCCAGGCGGTCCTGCGAGGGGAAACAGCCGTAGTCCGGGTTGAAGCGGTCGCAAAGATGCCAGAGCACGATCTTCGTCGTGGGCTTCAACCCGCGCTGCTTGATGGCCCAGTTGGTGGCCTCGTGGCTCATGGCGCGGGCCTCCGCGGGGCAGGCGCGATGCGCGTTGTGAAGCCGTGATCCGCCAGCGCGCCCAGCGCGTCGTCGAGACTGCGCACCAGCGCCCAGCCGAACCCCTGCGCCTGCACCGCATCGCGGAACGCCTCCTGCTCCGGCCGCAGCCGCCCCTTCGGTGCCTTCAGTTCGAGGAACAGTACGCGGCCGTCGCTCAGGACCATCAGGTCCGCGAACCCGGCATGCACGCCCATGCCGACGAGGATCGCCTGGCGCTTGGCCCCACGGGGCCCGGCCTCGGTCACCTCGTTGGCGCAGTGATGGATGATGGCGGTGCGGGGCAGGGCGATGCGCAGCGCCTGCACGACGGAACGCTGCAGATCGGCCTCGGGGGTGCCGCGGCGCTTCATCGGCGGACCTCTGGGTCGAGGGCCTGAGCGCGGCGATGGCGAGCCGGGCATCGGGCCTCGATCGCGAAGAGCAGGGCCCGCGCATCGCGGCGTTCGCGCTCCGACTGGCCGTGGGTGGTCAGCACCTGACAGGCAAGGCGGACGAGGTGATCGGAATGGCGCGCGACATTGGCGACGACGGTGCGCGCCTCAGCCAAGCGCTGCGCGCGCCAGGCGGGATCGACAGCAGGGCGCCGGGCGGGGCGATGCGGGGCAACCATCAGCGCCGGCCCCGGGTCTTCGGCGCGGGGCGGACCTGCTCCTGCGCGCGGATCCACGCCTCGACCGAGGTGCGCCGATAGAACACCTTGCGCCCGATGCGGGTGCAGGGCGGGCCTTCGTGGCGGGCTTCCCACCTAGCGAGGGTGTCGCTGGCAACGCCCAACTCACCCGCAAGCTGGTCGCGGCTGATCCATTCCGCGAGGAGGTTCAGGGGCTGGCCCTCGGGGGCAGCGGTCGTGGTCTGCATCTCGTACTCCCATCCAGTTCCCGGTCGATGCCGGAGACGGGACGAGGCAAGCAGAGCAGTGGGACCGGAACCTAGGCGGAGACCGGAACGGACAGGCAAAGAGCCATTCCGGCCCAAGTTTCATTGGAGATTTGCGGCCTGACCGGAATCCGGAATTGCAGATGCGCCCAGTGCCATTCCGCCATTTCCGGTGATGTTGGGCGCGTTGATTCTGCGGATCGGCGCGGATCGCCGCCTCGATCTGCATTCATCGGCAGAAGGCAGGGAATCTGGTCCGGAAGCGGACATCGGCCGTTCCGGCGCGTCCTGCGGTATGGTGTCAGGGCAGGGCGGGGAAATCGGCGCGACGGTGCGCCTCGACCATGGCGCGCAGTTCTGGTGGCGAGATCACCTCGACAGCGTCGCCCCACTTGTAGAGGTGCCATGCCATCTCCAGCCACCCTCCGGCGGTGAAGCGGACGGTCAGGCTGCCGTCGGCCTCGGTCGTCACCTCCTGGTCGGGATGAAACAGGAAATCCCGCGCAACAGGCGCCGCCGCAGGCGAGAACCGCCATTCGACCGGGGCAAGCTCTGCCTCGGAATGGAACGACCCAAAGGCTCGGGCAGCATGAGCCCGCAGGTCGAAATCCGGGTCGCGCTTGAAGGAGGACGGCATCAGCTGGGCCTTGCGGATCCGGTCCAGTCGGAAATGGCGATAGGTCGTTCCGTTCCCGATCTCGCGGGCGATCAGGTATCCGCGCATGCCGAACAGCACGCCATAGGGCTCGATCTGCCTCGACCGCGGGCTGGCATCCTGTGCCCCGGCATAATCGATCTGCATCGTAAACGGGCCCTTGAGCGCCGTTTCGATGGCTCCGAGGATCAGAGGGTCGTATTTGGCCCGAGGGCCAGGGCGGCAAGCATGGCCACGGGCTTCCAGCACCGCCTCAGCATCCGCCTCGGCGCGGCGTGCGTGGGAAGACGGCATGGTGGCCAGAAGCCGGTCCCGCAGCGAGGTCAGCGCCGAAACCTCGGTCGCGGCGCCGTCCCGCTCGGCGCGGCGAATGCCCATCTCCAGCGCCGACAATTCGCTGTCCCGAATGCCCTGCCCATGGAGCAGTTTCTGTTCGTTCAGCTTCCACCATTTGCGCCGGTCCTTGTCGATGCGGATCTCGACCATGGGAAAGGCCGCCTCCAGCGCCTTGGACATGCGCTGCGCGGTACGAAGGTTCACGCCAAAGGTTTCGGTGATCTGCACCAGGCTGATTCCGTCCGCCTGCGCCGCCGCCACTTCTGCCAGCCGCATGATGTCGATGGCCTTGCCCAGACGCTTGTTCACACTTCTTGATCCCTGACCGAACCTGTCAGGGTGAGATAGTGCAAATTCGCGCGAAAGGCGAGTAGCCTGAACCTGTCAGATCAAGGCGATTCCCATGATCCCCGACGGCCAATGACGGGCAATCAGCCCGAACAATAACGCACGCCTGCGGGAGGGGCGGGGAAATGGTGCCGACATCCAGATACGCGCCGACAAGTCTCTGTTTGCAAACAGCATCCCTGCCGCATGCCTTTCTGACCTGGGTTTTATCGATTGCAGAAAGGAGACCGCCGCGATGAACCTGCCGCCCCGCCCGTTCTATTCCCTGACCGAGATTTCTGCTCGCTGGGGTTGCACTGCTGCCGATGTCGCCGGGTGGTCCGCGACCGGCCTTCTCTCGCTGAACACCAGCATCGCTTCGGTCATCTGCGGCAGGCAGCCCGTGGCGGGAATCGTCCAGGTGAGCGCGGCCGACATGATGCGGATGTTCCGTCGTCATGGGCCGAGCGACGAGGAATGCCGCGTCTACCGGATCCGGCTGCCGGGAACCACCGAGTGGCAATTCATCACCGATCCGACCGATGGGGTTCTGGTGAAGATCACCGACCTGCTGCTGCTGGCCGACGAGGTCCACAAGTTCGAGGACGAGCGCGATCTGCTGCGGCGCCCGGCATCGCCGCCGGGATCCGCGCCGCGCTACGATTGGGATGGGGTAAACCTGATGCTGTTCCGCCGCATCAACGAACGCGGCCTTCCCGCGACGCAAGGCGAACTAATCAACGAGGTGCAGGATTGGTTCGCCCAGAACTCGCCCAACGGGGACATCCCCGAGGAAAGCACCACCCGCAAGAAGATCGCGCCGATCTGGCGGGTGCTGCGCGAGCGGGATTGACCGGCGGCGCGGCGTGATCAGGCGCTTTTCTGTTCCTGGTCGGCGTCATGGACGAGCTGCGGCCGCGGCCGGAAGATGCTGGCGACGACATTCACCCCATGTCGGAGGGGCGAGTCCATCAGATGCGCGTACCGCTGGGTCGTCGTCATCTGCGAATGGCCCAGCAGCTTGCCGATCATCTCCAGCGAGGCCCCGCCACTGACAAGGAGTGACGCGAAGGTGTGGCGCAGGTCGTGGATCCGGACACCGGGCAGGTTGGCCTGCTTCTGGATCCCGACCCAGAACCGGCGGATTTCCTTGACCGGCTGGCCGGGCGTGTCGCCGGGAAAGAGCCACGGATTGCCCCGCGGCACCAGCAGGCTGCGCTGGCGGACGATGGCGGCGACATCGTCGGAAATCGGGATGCGGTGGATCTTGCGCTGCTTGGTTGTGCTGGCGGGTTTCGACCAGCTCAGCAGGTCGAGGTTGAACTGCTCAAACCGCGCCTGCCGAACCTCGCCCACCCGGGCGCCGGTCAACATGCAAAGCCGGATGATCCCGGCCGCGCGCTGGTCCTCTGCCGCGTCCAGCACCTTGGCCAGACGGGCGATCTCCTCGGGCGACAGGAACCGTTCGCGCTCCGTCTCGATCCGGCGGCGAAAGCCACTGGCCGGGTTGTCCGTGCGCATGCCCCATTCGATTGCGAGCGAGAACATCTTGCGCAGCACCTCGCCCACCCGGTTGGCGCGCACTGGCGTGGGCTTCGGCCCCTGCAGCTTGCGCGCCCGGTTGTTGGGCTTCGCCTTCGAGGGCCGGGCCCGGCCCGCGGCGATCTTGTTCAAGAGCTTCTCGACGTCGGCCTTGGTGATCTCCGTCACCAGCTTCTTGTTCCAGTCGGGGCCGACCAGCTTGTGCATGATGGTGTGGTGGTCGGCGGCGCTGCGGGGCGCAAGGTTGGGTGTGTGTTCCGCCAGATACCGTTCAATCAGGTCGCTCATCCGAGGCGCCGCCCGCGCCGCCTGGCGCTGGCTGAGGGGATCGCCGCCCTCGTCGATCTCACGCCGCAGCTGTTTGGCCCGTTCGCGGGCGGCCGTCGTGGTCCATTCCGGCCAGCGCCCGATCGTCATCCGCCGCTGGCGCCCGGCAACGCGATAGTCCAGCGTGAACGCCCGGTTTCCGGAAGGGTAGATGGTGACCGAGAACCCCCGGACATCCGTGTCGAAGATCTGGTAGTCCCGCCCCAGGTTGGCCGCCTCGCGGACGGTTTTTTCATTGAGTTTCAGTCTCTTGACCAT